GTCACGGGGTCTGGATGGATTTGTCGGCACTGAAGGGTAAGGTTGGGAGCTTGTCTGCTCGGGAGCAGGCGGAGCTTTTGGATCTTCTGACTGAGTTGGAGGAGGCTGAGAACAAGAAGCTGTCGAAGGACAACTTTTTGTCGTTTGTGAAGATGATGTGGCCGGGGTTTATTGGTGGTCGGCACCACAAGATCATGGCTGAGGCGTTTGAGCGTGTTGCTCGTGGTGAGTTGAAGCGGTTGATCATCAACATGCCGCCTCGTCACACGAAGTCTGAGTTTGCTTCGTTCTTGTTACCTGCTTGGTATTTGGGGAGATTTCCTGATCGGAAGGTGATTCAGACGGCACACACTGCCGAGTTGTCTGTTGGCTTTGGCCGTAAGGTTAGGAACCTCATACAATCGGAGGATTTTGCTAAGGTTTTTCCGGGGATCACCCTGTCTTCGGACTCGAAGGCTGCTGGTCGTTGGAACACGAACCGCCGTGGTGACTACTTTGCCATTGGTGTGGGTGGTGCTGTGACTGGTAAGGGTGCGGATTTGTTGATCATTGACGACCCGCACTCGGAGCAGGACGCGCAGCAGGGTCAGTTCAACCCGGAGGTCTATGACCGGGTGTACGAGTGGTACACATCTGGGCCTCGTCAGCGTTTGCAGCCGGGTGGTGCGATCATCGTTGTGATGACGCGGTGGTCGAAGAAGGATCTGACGGGTCAGATCTTGAAATCTACGAGTGACAGGAAGGGGATGGATGACTGGGAGGTGATTGAGTTCCCTGCGATCATGCCTTCTGGCCTGCCTTTGTGGCCTGAGTTCTGGTCTCTGGAGGAGTTGGAGGCACTCAAGTCTGAACTTCCTGTGTCCAAGTGGTCTGCGCAGTACCAGCAGAACCCGACCTCTGAGGAGGGGGCACTCATCAAGAGGGAGTGGTGGAAGGAGTGGCAGAAGAACGATCCTCCTGCGTGTGAGGCGATCATCCAGTCTTGGGACACGGCCTTCTTGAAGACGCAGAGGAGCGACTACTCTGCCTGCACGACGTGGGGTGTGTTCTATCACCCTGACGAGAAGGGTCGTTCTGCACCGAACATCATCTTGCTGGATGCTTTCAAGGAGAAGCTGGAGTTCCCTGAACTGAAGAGGGCTGCTTATGACAAGTACATCGAGTACCAGCCTGATCAGATGATCGTCGAGAAGAAGGCTTCGGGGGCACCATTGATTTTCGAGTTGCGGTCGATGGGGATACCTGTGACTGAGTTCACACCTTCGAGGGGTCAGGACAAGATCGCTCGTGTGAACGCTGTGACAGACCTGTTCGCCTCTGGTGTGATATGGTATCCTCCGACGAGATGGGCTGAGGAGGTGATCGAGGAGTGTGCTTCGTTCCCTTCTGGCGACCATGATGACTATGTGGACTCGACCACTCAGGCTCTGCTAAGGTTCAGACAGGGTGGATGGGTGCGGGCAGAACTCGATGAGTGGGACGATGAGCCGAAATACCGCAGGCCCGTCGAGTACTACTAGGAGCTTGTGATGGCTATCGCTAAACCCTTGGAACCGTCAGAGATCGAACTCGAAGGTGAAGACGAGGTCGAGGTTGAGATCGTCAACCCGGAGGCTATTGCCATCGATACTGGCGATGGTGGCCTGATCATCGACTTCGAGGGCGGCATTTCTGAGGAGATTGCGCCCGGACACGACGCGAATCTTGCGGAGTTTATCGACGAGTCCACGCTCCAGTCGATGGCGTCAGAACTGATTGAGCACTTCAACGCTGACAAGGAGTCCCGCAAGGAGTGGGCACGCGCCTATGTGAAGGGGCTGGATCTTCTTGGCATGAAGATCGAGGATCGCAGCCAGCCTTGGCAGGGCGCTTCTGGGGTGTTCCACCCTGTTCTGACAGAGGCTGTGGTGAGGTTTCAGGCACAGGCGATGGGTGAACTTTACCCTGCTTCGGGGCCTGTTCGTACCAAGATCATGGGCAAACTGACGACTGAGAAGGCTGATCAGGCGCAGCGTGTTCAGACGGAGATGAACTACCTCATCACGGAGGAGATGACGGAGTACAGGGACGAACTGGAGCAGCTTCTTTTCAAGCTTCCTCTGGCTGGCTCTGCCTTCAAGAAGGTGTACTTCGACCCGATCATGGAGCGTCCTTGCGCCATGTTCGTGCCTGCCGAGGACTTCATGGTGTCCTATGGCGCGTCTGACTTGATGACGTGCCCGCGCTACACCCATGTGATGAAGAAGACCAAGAACGAGATCTTGGAACTTCAGGTGGCTGGCCTTTACAGGGAGATCGAACTTCCTCCTCCCCAGCCTGACATGACGGACATTCAGGACAAGTACGACGAACTGGACGGAGAGCAGGCGGTTATCGAAGATGACGACCGGCACACCATCCTTGAGATGCATGTGACCATGAACATGCCGGAAGAGTTCGACGACCCTAACGGTATCGCTCGTCCCTATGTGATCACCCTCGACAAGTCGTCCCGTGAAGTTTTGGCCATCCGCAGGAACTGGTATGAAGATGACCCGAAGAAAAAGAAGCGGATGCACTTCGTCCACTACAAGTACCTTCCGGGTCTGGGCTTCTACGGCACTGGCCTCATCCACATCATGGGTGGACTGGCTAAGTCTGCTACGTCAATTCTTCGCCAGCTTATCGATGCTGGCACTCTATCGAACCTGCCTGCTGGGCTTAAAGCTCGGGGTCTTCGCATCAAGGGCGACGATACTCCTCTTATGCCGGGTGAGTTTCGGGATGTGGACGTACCGGGCGGTGCTATCCGCGACTCGATCACGTTTATCCCTTACAAGGAGCCTTCAGCGGTACTCTATTCGCTGCTTGGAAACATCGTCGAAGAGTCACGCCGCGTTGGCTCGGTTGCTGACATTCAGGTCGGGGACATCAACGCACAGGCACCCGTAGGCACGACGCTCGCTCTCATGGAGCGTTCGATGAAGGTCATGTCTGGAGTTCAGGCACGACTTCATGCTGCCATGAAGAAGGAACTGCGGCTGCTGTCGGACATCATCCACGACTACATGCCGTCCGAGTACGCCTATGAGATGGACGGAAAGTTCAATCGAACCGAAGATTTTGACGGTCGTATTGACGTGATCCCTGTCTCAGACCCGAACGCTGCCACAATGTCGCAGCGGATCATGCAGTATCAGGCGGCACTGCAACTCGCACAGCAGGCACCGCAACTCTATGACATGGGCAAGCTGCATCGCCAGATGCTTGAGGTGCTTGGTATTCCTGACGCCAACGACATCATCAAGCTGAAGGAAGACATCAAGCCTGCCGACCCTGTCACAGAGAACATGATGATCCTGAAGCAGGAGCCTGTGAGGGCGTTCAAGTATCAGGATCACGAGGCACACATCGCTGTCCACATGGCTGCGATGCAAGATCCCAAGCTGCGCGAACTGGTTGGCCAGTCGCCCTTTGCTCAGGCAATTGGTCAGGCGATGGCGGCACATGTCACAGAGCATGTCGCCTTCCAGTATCGCAGGGAGATCGAGAAGATGCTGGGTGTGGAAATGCCCAACGAGGATCAGCCGCTGCCTGAAGATGTCGAGATTGAAATCTCTCGCCTTGCCAAGGAGGCGGCAGAGAAGCTGCTTCAGAAGGATCAGGCAGAGGCGGCAGCGCAGCAGGCACAGCAGCAGATGCAAGATCCTGTGGTGCGGATGCAGATGGAAGAACTCCAACTCAAGAAGATGGAACTCCAGCACAAGATCAACATGGACACGCAGAAGCTTCAGATCGACGCCATGTCGAAGCAGGCGAACGTCGAACTGCAAGCGCAGAGGATTTCTTCCGAGAACCAGCGTGAGGGAGCGCGCATCGGCGCACGTCTTGCCACAGAACTGGACAAGGCGCAGCGGGATGATCGGAAGGAAGGTGCGAAGCTTGGTATCGAAATAGCAAAGGAGCTTGCTAAGGGAGATGGAGGAAACGCTGCTGGCGCTGCTCAGGCGCAGAATCGCGGAGTCCAAGGAAAACGTTGAACAATTTCTTGCTAGTGGCGGTGCCGACAGCATGGAGAAGTACAACAGGATCGTTGGTCGCTACGAGGCGATGACCATGATCGAGGAGGAATTGTTGGATCTGGAGAGGAGGTACATTGAAAGCTAGAACTTTTCTGGTAATGTAGCGATGGGAGAGCCTCGCGGGTAACCGCGCAAGGTGACTGTGAACCTTAAATCACTGCGAGAGAAAATGTACACGAACATGACAGCGACTGAGGCGCGCGTAGCTTCAAAGCTACCACAGCCTCAAGGGTACAAGGTACTCATAGCTATCCCCGAGATCAGTGAGAAAACGGATGGGGGTGTTCTCCTTCCTGACGAACTGAAGAAGGCCGAAGAGACAGCATCGATTGTCGGCTTTGTAATGAAGCTCGGCCCGGACGCCTACAGCGACATAAACAAGTTCCCGCACGGCCCCTACTGCAAGGAAGGGGATTTCGTGATCTTCCGCTCCTACTCTGGGACGAGGGTGAAGATACACGGGAAGGAGTTTCGTCTCATCAACGATGACACCGTTGAGGCAGTTGTTGAAGATCCAAGGGGGTATAGCAGGGCATGAACCAGACAGCAGAAAACCAGTATGACGACGACGACGAAGTAAGTTCAAATGAACTTGAGATCGAAGTCGTTGACGATACGCCAGATCAGGACAGGGGCAAACCTCGCCGTCCTGAGAACGTCGAAGCTCAGGTGCCTGACGACGATGAGATCCAGTCGTACAGCGAGAGCGTTCAAAAGCGTATCAAGCAGCTAAGGTTCGAGTTCCACGAAGAGCGCCGCCGCAAGGAAGAAGCCACTCGTCTTCAGGAGGAGGCACTTCGTTATGCGCAGCAGATCAAAGCGGAAAACGACCGCCTGATGAAGACGCTGCAAGACGGCGAAAAAGTTCTAGTGAACCAAGCCAAGGGCCGCGTTGAAGCGGAGATGGACAAGGCTCGTGCTGCCTACAAGGCGGCTTATGAGTCTGGCGACTCTGACGCGCTGATCAAGGCGCAGGAACGTCTGACGGAACTTCAGGCAGAGAAGATCCGCTATGATGGTTACAAGCCCGTTCAGCGCGCTCCAGCACCGGCACCTACCTACGCCCAGCCGCAGCCTCAACCGGCGAAGCCTGACGACATGGCACTGGAATGGGCAAGGAAGAACGACTGGTTTGAAAAAGATCCTGAGATGACGGGCTATGCTTATGGCCTGCATGAAAGGCTCGTGCGCAACGGAATTGATCCGCGCAGCAAAGAGTACTATAATCAGATAGACGCAGCCGTGAGGCGGCGTTTTCCTGAACACTTTGACGATGGGAAAACTGAGGATGCACCCCTTCGTCAAGCGGGCAACGTGGTCGCCCCAGCCATGAGGAGCGGAAAGACACCACGCAAAGTGCAACTGACCTCAACCCAAGTCTCGCTCGCCAAGAGGCTTGGACTGAAACCCGAAGTGTATGCGGCGCAACTTCTCAAGGAACGTACCAATGGTTGACAGAACACCACGGCAGCAGACGACTCGCGAAGCTACAGAGCGTAAGCGTTCGTGGCAGCGTTCGGCCATGATCCCTGCCCCCGAACCCAGAGACGGACTCAAGTTCCGCTGGATTCGCACCTCCTCCATGGGCCAGTCGGACAACACGAACGTCTCTCGGCGTTTTCGTGAGGGCTACACGCCTGTCAAGGCAGAGGACTTTCCTGAGCTTCAGATTCTTTCCGACGTAGATTCTCGGTTCAAGGGCAACATCGAGGTAGGCGGACTGCTGCTATGCAGCATCCCCGAAGAGTACGCGCAGGAGCGTGTCCAAGGCCAACTTGAGGAAGCTCAAGCACAAATCATGGCTGTGGATAACAACCTCATGCGCGAACAAGACCGTCGTATGCCTTTGAGCATTGAGAGATCGAGTCGCACCAGCTTCGGCAAGCGGTAACGCTTTCAGTTCAACCCCGTTTTAGGAGAGAGACATGGCCACAGTCGCCACTCCCTACGGCCTCAAGCCGATCAATCTGATCGGCGGTCAGGCTTTCAATGGCGGGGTCATCCGTGAATACAAGGTCGCTGCGAACAACTCGGCTGCGATCTTCAATGGTGACCTCGTTACACTTAGCACTGCTGGACTGCCTTCGGCTGTCAGCGCAACCCCCGTTGCTATCAAGATCCCCTCGGTATCCGCCGATGCTACGGCTGGTATCATGGGTGTCTGCGTTGGTGCCCGCTATGTGGATAGCTCGGGTCAACCCACTTGGAACAACTACCTCCCTGCCAACGTCATCACTGGCGGCGGCTCGGACGTGCATGTCCTTGTGATGGATGATCCCGATGCGCTGTTCCAGATCAAGGGCAGCGCCGCTCTCGGCACGTTCAACTCGGGCACTTCTGGCTCGGGCTGGCCGGGTGCCATTGGCAAGAACGCGCAGCTTGGCTTCGGCACTGCGGGCCTCACCTCGACCGGCGTGTCGGGGATGAACCTGCTTGTCGGTTCCAACGGCGCTGGCCTTGTCACGACCGCGACCTACGCTGTGCGTATCGTCGATGTCGTTCGCGGCACTGAGAGCGAGGATTACCCGGAGTTCATCGTCAAGCTGAACGTCGGCGTGCACTCGTACTACAACTCTCTCGGCGTCTAAGGAGGGCTGAAACATGGCTATATCCCGCGCACAAGCCCTCAAGGAACTGCTCCCCGGTCTTAACGCACTGTTCGGTCTTGAGTACGAAAAGTACGAGAACGAGCATGCGGAAATCTACGAGACCGAAACTTCGGAGCGTTCATTCGAGGAAGAGGTAAAACTTTCTGGTTTTGGGGCTGCCCCCGTGAAAGCGGAAGGCGCTGCAATCCAGTACGACAACGCACAGGAGTCGTTCACCGCTCGTTATACGCACGAGACGGTGGCGATGGGTTTCTCCATCACCGAAGAGGCGATGGAAGACAACCTGTACGATTCGCTCTCGGCCCGATACACGAAGGCACTGGCTCGCGCCATGGCCTACACGAAGCAGGTCA